TGTACATTACAGGATTTTGTACACAGAAAGAACACAATGTCATTTGAAGATTTAAAAGCGAGGATTAAAGAACATGAAGGTTATTCAGCAACTGTTTACAAAGATACACTGGGATTTGAAACTGGTGGGTATGGACATAAGATCATACCTGGTGAAGATATACCGACAGACAGAGATGGATGGGATGCTCTATTCGAGAGTGATTTTCAAAATGCAGTTGATGGTGCTACGAGGATTCTTGATGGCTATGATATTAATAATACAGCTAGGGAAGTTATTATTGAGATGGTGTTCCAAATGGGCGAAGGTGGTGTATCTAAATTTAAAGGTGCTTTATCTAATCTTAAAGAACAGAGGTATTCGGAATGTGCAGCAGAAATGTTAGATTCGAGATGGGCAAATCAAACACCCAACAGGGCAAAATCTCTTGCATCAATAATGGAGAACTCAAATGCTTAACTTACTCGGACCTGTCGCTGGAGCAGTCTTTAAAACTATTGATAAAGTTGTCGATAATAAGGGAGAGGCTGACAAACTTAAAGCTAAAGTACAAGAAAAGATTATCGCAGGAGAACTAGCAGAGCTAGAAGGTGCTGCGAAAACTATACAAATAGAAGCACAGGGAGGATTCTTACAAAGAAACTGGCGACCAATTATGATGTTGGTCTTTGCTGGTTTAATGGTAGCTCATTGGTTTGGATTTACTGCACCAAATATTCCAGAGTCTGTACAGAACTCTCTATTAAATATTATCCTAGTGGGGATAGGAGGGTATACAGTTGGAAGATCAGCAGAAAAAGTCGCAGACAAATTTAATACCAATAAAAAGGGGTAGGGGTAGACCTAGGAAAGGTGAAAGTACCCCTTCTACGGCTCTTAAAACAGGAAAAAACGATAGAATTTTGGTCATCTCTGACCTTCATGTGCCTTATCACCATCCTGATAGTTATAGGTTCTTGGAGTCTTTGGCTTCTAAGTATAATCCTACGAATGTTATTCATATCGGAGACGAAATGGATTGGCACTCAATTAATGTTTCTCACATAATCAATCCAGATCTACCATCACCTGCTGATGAACTAGAGATCGGTAGATATCACATGAAGAAGCTAGAATCTATGTTCCCTGTAATGACTATACTAGAATCTAATCATGGTTCTATGGTCCTAAGACGTGCTATGGCAAAGGGTATGTCTAAGTTCTTTCTGAAAGACTACAATGAAATATTAGATGTAGGTCATGGTTGGCAGTGGAAAGAATCACACTGGGAAGAAACTGATATGGGTAGAGTTTACTTTGCACATCAAGTATCTAAGAACATTGTCAAGGCAGTACAGATGATGTCTGCCTCGGTAGTTCAAGGACACTATCATACTCAGTCAAATATAGAGTATGTAGGTAATGACTTCCATTTAAACTGGGGTATGTCTGTTGGTTGTTTAGTTGATAAGAAGTCTATGGCTATGGCTTACATGAAAGTAAACATGGCTAAACCAATCTTATCTTGTGGTGTCATTACTAATGGTGTACCATCCATAGTTCCAATGTTATTAAGGAAGGATGGTTCATGGGATGGCAAAGTATACGTCTAAAGATTTAAAGTATTTTAAGAAGATCATCCAAGAAGGATGTTGCGTTCCAGGTTGTATGTCTAATTCACCAATGAATGTTCATCATCTACGTGGTAGCCAGGTTCAACATAATAGATCTAATCAGCTTGTAGTACCATTGTGTTTTGAACACCATTCAGATCTGACATGGGGTAAGTATAAACCAGAACACAGGTTTTGGGAACATCATAGTTTTGATGCTGTAGAATATGCTAATGAACTGTACCAGAAGTACGTGTCTGAACGACACTAAGTTCTTTCATACGTTCTTTAATAGCATCTGAGGAAGCGTTCTTCTTGATCTTTTTGCCTGATAGCGAAGCTGCCATGATGGCATATGCTGCAAAAATAGTATCGGTATCATAACCGAACTGCTTGAGATAGACACTGTAATCGTTGAGTGTGTCTACTAACTCGTCTAGTTCTCCTTTAACAATCATTGTCATTAACTCTTTCTATCATTTGTAGGGTGCTAATACTAGGAGATATACACACAAACAATGTCCTTTCTCTATAGTTAAATATGTACTAGCACCCAATTAGTCGCTCTGGTGAGGGCAACTAAACTTTTAAAACTAAAATGGTATATCACTAGGGATATCGTCATCTGGTAAGTCATCAGATGATTGCTGTTTAGCTTCACCTTTGGTACTTACCATCTTCATGATACCCATTCTAGGGATAATGATAGAAGTATTATAACGCTTGTTACCATTACTATCTGTGTATTCAGATACATCTATCTCACCTTCGAGATATAACATTGTACCTTTCTTCACATAGTTCTTGATAGTCTGTGTTAGATTAGGATCAAAGGTAGTAACCTTGTGCCAAGTAGTTTTCTCTTGCCACGTACCATCTTTGGTCTTGATCTTCTTTGAAGTTGCCAGGCTAAAGTTAGCAAACTCATCACCCTTGCTGGTAGCTTTGATCTCTGGATCGACACCCAATCTACCTACTAGTATTACTCTGTTAATCATATTACCTCCTTAACTCTACTAGGTTGTTTTGATGCTTTACCTTTGGTCTAGGAAAAGCCTTCTCAATCTTTCTAATGATGTCATTCATTAGTAGATTCTCACACATTCTAATTGCTTTCCTCTTAGCAGTTGCGTAAGAATCCCAATCAGATTTATGTTGGTTCTTGATGAGAGTATCATCAATAGTTAATCTCCATTTAGTAACGGAGTCTTGAAAGCGAGGTGTTACCTTCACTATGTTTACTATAATGTTGAGGCTATGCCCATACGCTATAGTAGTTTGGTAATGTCCAGCTCTTATACACTTCATGTAACCTCCTTAACTTTTGATTTGTCTACATTAGATTTGATATCTGCTTTGACTTTTTCAATGTACTTAACATTGTCGTGCATCCCTAAGAATACATCTGCACTAACACCAACATGAGATAATGCTTTAGTTAATGCGTCAGTCATAGCTTTCTTAGTACATTCATCATCTAACTTACCGTTAGTTTTATGTAATGATTGTACAGACGATACTGGTCCGTAAGTTTGTACTGGTGTTTCTAGCCATATACTTACTTCTGCAAATACATTTGACTCGGTATATGTATAGTTAGCAATCCAACCCCAACCAATACCACATGGACCAAACACTTCAGTCATCTTCATGATCTGATACATTGGATCAATGGTAGTAAGATCACCAAATCCTTTGTTAATCTTTTTAGTAAATCTTGGATCAGTAGTTTTTAGTTGATCCCAATATCTTTTATTCGTCATTACTTCCTCCTATGTTATTGAAGTCTACATAATCAGCAGGTTCTTCCTCATTGATTATATGTTGCCAAAACATTTCCTCTGCATTGAGTAGTTTCTTTTGAAACTTTTGATCTTTATCAATCATAAATGCTTTGTACTTGTTGTTACCAAAGATTACTGATAGCCAGGCTCTTGGTAATCTAGATACCATCATGTAATGCTGCACTTGTGCATAATACTTTTCTAATATGGTATCATCTTTAGTGAAGGCATGAACGTGTTTGGCTTCAAACACACCCTGCTTCTTGAAGTTATCATCTAATACAAATCCATCTAGATTAGCATAGATGTAATCATAATCTTTGTGATACAACACATCATCTGATTCTTGTACATATAAACCATTGTTATGTGCTGCAAACCAATCTCTATTAAATGGCTCGGTATAAATACCCATCTGTACTGGTAGTACAAATGAAAGATCGTCTGATTCTTTAAGACCTTTCTTTTCTAGATAGAGGTTCTTCCATTCACCAGCTACTAACTTAGTAGCATCACTACCCCCTATACCTTTTGTTCTGTCGAACTTGTTTGGTTCGTTTGTTGATGTCATTGTTTACCTTCCTCTCGATAATATTATCAAACTCTTTTTTTCTAGACCATATCTCATTAGCTATTTGTTTGATGCTAGGTTGAACATAAGGTTTGTTTAGTTCAATACGTAAAGCATTAGCTACATCACTACCTTTTTCTAGATAAGCAAAGTAACATACAGATCTGATCCATGCTTTTTTACGTTGCATAGGATCACGCATATTATATTTAATACGTGGTGGTCTGAGTTTCTTTTCATTAGATAGTTTACGTGCAAGGAATTTAGGATCTATCGTATTCATCTATGGCTTTTTGTAGATACCACATAGCCTTTTGTAGATCTACAATTCCTCCTTTGAACTTATGTCTAACAATATATTTTATCACATTTCCTAATGGATAGGATAATTTTTTTTCCATTATGAAATCATAAGTTTCAATTTTCCCTTGCTTGTAATGGCTTGGATTTATCTGATCTGTCATAGGGATTCCACCTCACATCTATTAGTCTATAAGACTTACCACTATATACTGATTTCTGTGGTGTGCCTATTGTTAAATCAATATCTTTAAGCCTTGATGGTGTCAGCATCATCACTTCACCTTTGTGAACTGCCTGGATAGTATAGTTCTTATCAATGGCTTGTTGGATTTCGTAATCTCTTAATGAGATATACATACCTTTCCATAGTTTCTTAACTATTCTAGTTTTTGTTTTCATAATAACTCCTGTTGTAACATCTGATACATAA